TGGGTATGGAAATATATATTGAGGAGTTCTCAAATTGTCTGCTCTTTCAAGAAAAGAGAGCCATGTTTCGGCTCTCTCTCCGGGAAGGTCTTGTATGAACTTACTCACAATTCCACAATAGTATTATAACAGGATAAAATGTGTTATTGTGTGCGAACTTTTAATCAATGAGGTAGTAAGGCTTTCCTGTTGTCTGCCACATCTTCACTATCGAAGAACCATCTGACACTAACAACTTACACCGGGCAAAGGTCTTACCTATCTGCGGTTCTTTGTCTATCTCAATACCCTTTTCTTTAATGTCGTGAACCAAGGAATCCCATTCTCCTAGAAGTCTTGGAGATAATGTCTCAATGGTTTCGCGCATCAATGGATGAGGTCTAAAGATAATCTCCTCTCCTTCCAAGTCATTCAACCAACCTCTATAAGCTGCAATCTTAAAAGAGCCGCCCTCAAGGAATGGTATCAAGGAAGTACATAAGAGAACCGCATCCCCTGTTCCCTCAACAATGGTATCCATCTTCGGAGATTCAACACCAAAGATTTTCTTTTCGGGATAAAGCATTTGATAGTCCAACTCATCCTCTGGATCACAAAAGATAATGTCTGCATTTCTCACTCCCGGCTTTGTCATAAAGTCCATATTGCTCTTTCCACAGTAGTAAGGAATATATACCAAAGTTGTTTTGCCTTTGAGCTTATCAGAGTGGAACTCTTTTTCTACTTCTGTAACATAGTTTGAGTCATCATAAGGATTGTGGTACACAACCGCATCAAAGTCCTCAATCCTTACCTCATCCAAGAACGGCATTTTGTAATCGTTTCTGTTCTTACCGCAAGCCGTGTATCCCAATGGATGAACGTGGCACTTAATTCCTTCCTCAAAGGCCGCCTCATATACGGATGCCATTGAATCTTCCATGCGTTTATTGTACGGCAGGAATAGAATACTCTTTATTCCCTCATCCATAAGTTGTCTTATAATCTTCTCTCCGTTTGTCATAGATTCAACATCTCCCTTGCGGTATTTGAAATATCTGCCTTTTGTCTCCTGCACTCCAAGCACAACTTCTGTACTCCACTATTCGGATAGAACTCTTTTCCACAGGATTCACAGACCTTTTTCTTTTTAGGCTTCTGTGCATATTCAGGAGTCTCTTCTTTTTGCTTCTTTGCAGCCTTTTCCTTCTCCGCTCTCTCTCTCGGCTTCAATTCATTTTCGATTTCAATGGAATCCATAACCGACATAACGAAGTCCTTTCCCGGACCATCTTTGAAATACTTACTAAATATCATCTTTGCTTCTTCAAGTTTCATTTGTTTTCTCCTTTCAAAACTGTCTTTAACCAATCACATATCGGCTTTAGTATTTCTTCCAAGATAGAATCTTCAAGTTCTTTTTTTGCTTCTTCTAATTTTTCAAAGTCCTCATCCATTTATTCCTCACTTTCTGTCTTGTACTTGTCAATTATTTGTAATACCTCATTTCTGCTTATATGTATTGTCCTATCCATAGGGTAATCGGGGTTTATATTGTCAAGTTCCATTATCTCGGCTTTTATCTTATCAAGAATAGGCTCTTGCTCTAATATACGATTACAGGCACTATCAATAATTTCTTTTTTAAATCCTGTAAAATAACATTCAAGTATTGCCGTTATATTTTCTTTATGTGTCATTCTTATTCCTCGCTTTCTGCTTTGAAATGCCTTTTAATAACCACATCAAGCATTTCTCTGATGCCTTTTAAATCGTCTTTTGTCGCATCTTGGGGAATCACTATTTTTGCAATCATTTTATTTTCGCAATTATATTCTTGTATGTAATACTTAATTAAGTCTGTCATTCCTTATCCTCACTTTCTATTTGCTAACCACAAAAGAACCGCATTTGATATATATACACCTAAAGTCATACTTAATATAACGAGGCAAATTGCATCTGCGATTGACATTGTTATCATTCCTTATCCTCACTTTCTGCCAAATACTTGTTGCAAATGGCAATCGCCATATTGTACCCAATCAATACCTTTTCATCTGTTATCCCTTCCCGAACCTTCCGAAGTTCTTCTCCGAGAAGTTTAATCTTCTCTCGTTCTACCGCATCTTCGCAAGGCTCTTGCTCTAGTGATTTGATTGCCATATCAAATACTTCTGCTGGGGCAAGTGTATAGTTAAACTTCGCCATATTCTGTATTTCTCTAATCGCTTCTTCTCTTGTCATACACTCTTCCTCTCAATCTTTATCTGATAACCCAAGGCATTAACAAACCTGTTAAACCCTTCCAATGATGGAGAAGTACCATTCATCCATCTTCCTACTTCGTTCTTATTCAACTCCGCAGCCTTTGAGATGGCATAGGGTGTCTTTTCGGAATCCTTTACCATCTCAAGGACTATCTTATCTGGAGTATAACTTTTATATCTGTAATCAATCATTCTTCCACCAAGTATTGTTTACTCCTTCATCAAATCAAATATTGTTGTTTGTGCCATTTCAGCATCTAGCCTTGATTTTGCTTTCTTGTAGTATTCTTCGTTTATTTCAAAGCCAACAAAATTAAGACCGAGATTGTGACACGCAACCAAACTGCTTGCACTTCCACAATGAGTATCAAGAATCCTGTCGTTTTTATTTGCGTAATTACTTAAAAGCCATTCGTATAACTTTACAGGCTTTTGTGTTGGGTGGAACCTCGCTTTGTCCTGTGGAGCAAATTCCACGAATTTTGCATTTGAATTAAACGAAGTCCATGCATATTCGCACATAGCCATTGAAAAGTTTTCGCTTATGGTTAGCTTTCGCCAAATAACAAAACACCTTGTAGGCGGCAGTTGAAAGTAATTCCCCCCCCATATAATTTGGTTTTTAGATACTCGAAACAACTCTTTGAAATAATCATCGTTTGGAGCTATATCCCACTCGCAAATATTATTTCCGTATTTCTTCGCCAATGTGCCGCCTGTTCTGTCGGCTTTTACTTCTTTGTCAAAGTATTTGTCGAACCGCCCACCAAATCTTTGTTGGGTGGCATCATAATCTTTAGAACCACCACCATAAGGCGGATCTACTATTGCTAAATCAAAATACTTGTCTGGAAATTGTTTCATTCCTTCCATGCAATCCATGTTATAAAATCCAAAATCTAGCATCATATCTCCTTTACCAAAAAGGTTATTTCTCCATTCAATTTCTCCCTATACTGTTTTGCAAATACTTCTAATGCTTGCGAGTGAAGATGCCTTATATGGTCGTAGGTGTAGCCCATCTGGTTTGCTATATCTTCCAACCGTCTTAAATGAACATATCGAAGGTAGATAACGTGTTTTAATTTATAGTCACAGTTCATCGCGTAAATCTCATCCACGATTCTATCTTCAAACTTCCGATAGTCCTCTATCCTCTCAAGAATCTTTCGCTCGTAATCAACATAATCACCAACAGAACCTTCCAAGCCTTCGTTCTTAATCGATGTCTGCACCCTGTCGGCTTTTAGTTCCTTTGTACCTACCGCCAAGGCTAACTCCTTCATATTCCGAAGTCGGTCAAGTTCTGCGGTTATTGCCTGTCTGGTATCCCTTATCTGATTCAAGTATTCTTTCGCGGTCATTTCATCCCCCTTAACTTCTTAATCTCATCCTGCAACGCGGCCAACACAATCCTCGTGTTCTTTTCGTTAAGAACTTCCGTAACCCCTTTACAATCGTTTTCAACAAAAGCATTTCGGATTCTGTTCTCCAAAAGCTCGACATCTCTTAAATCCATAACAACACCCCTTCAACTTCTTTCTGTGCCTGTTCTGCGTATGCCTTTTCCTTATAACATCCATAGAACCAAAGTTCTCCATCTACCAAGCGAGCCACAACCCATCTTCCTTCGATTTCAAGTTCTCCCGGCATACCATTAACAAGTGTTTTACAAACCATATCAATCTCTCCTTTCACATTGGTGGTGTCATCATCAACCCCACAATTCCTAAAACCATCCCCAAGATCATAAAGACAATTCCCACGGTCGAGAACTTGTCATAGTCAAATTCATTCATAAACCTGTTTCCAAGAATGAAACATAAGATACCCAAACCAATTAAAACCAATTTCATAATCCCTTTTTCTCCATTTCCGCCAATAACACCGCAACCGTAGTTCGGGATATTGGCTCTAATACTTCCCCTTTGGAGATACACATCTTGTACCTACCGCAGACATCTACTATCCAATAGTGCCGACATTCTCCACATACCCTTGCAGGTACATCGTTAAATGCTTCCCCTTTGACTTTTATATATTCCCCTAGCATTGTGATAACCTCTCTATTTCCGCAAGAAACGCAGAAATAACATCAGAAGCAAATTTGCTTTGAGCTGCTATCTGTGAAGCCCTATTAACCAAATCTTCCCAGAAAGCATCATCGTTATTCTTTGGAAGTTGTGGTGCAACCTCTTTAAATAATTTCCATGCTTCATTCATAACCTCATAGCATTTGTGGATTTGTTCTTCGTTCATAACTCATAAACTCCTTAAAATGGGATGGTCTCCATGCTATCTTCTTCCGGGATAAAACCGTCTTGATCTGTTCGCCATCCATAGTGGTGTACTTCGTTTGCATAATTAAGCATCTGCTTTGATTGTGGCTCATAATACAATGGCACAAATACATCGCGCGTTCCGTTTTCACGGTCTTTTGCAATCTCAACACAGTTTGTGCAATTTGAGTTATAAATGCGGTGGTCATCCTTCCATCCAAGTGTTTGTTTGGATAACCGTTTGAAATCCTCATCCACTCGATGCACAATAAAGGCATTATCTACAATGTTTCCGATGTTGGATGTACCGGAAATATCATCCATTCGCAAAAATCCTGTTGCTTTTCTCGGATGTGCTACCAAAACTATGTGAGAGTTTGTCATTTCTGCCATGTGCTTTAATTCCCACAAAAACTGTGTTTGTGCGTTGTACTTATCCATTCGGTCAAGGCTTCCAATATCCAACGACATTAAGTTATCAATGATAACCAAGTCTGCTTTGGATTCGTTTATCTTGATCCGCAGCCCTTTTATGATTTTTTGCAAATCAAGTGTCGATTCATTATCGAATAACCAAAATTTTTCTCCAATCCATTTGCCGATGCGTTGCATAAGCTCTTTATCAACGAAAAAATGGTCTTTCATCTTTGCGGATTCCGAAACGAAGTCTTTTCCCGCAGCCTGTTTCATAATCCAATTTGCAAATGATTTATCCGATAATTCCCCGGAATAACCTACAACGTGATAGCCTTCATTGATTGCATTAAGAATGATTTGACCCAAAAGTGTAGATTTGCCACTACCGCGCAAACCACTCACAACAGAGATTTTGCCTTTTTCCAACCCAAGCATCGTTTTATCAATGATGTTTATCCCGGTTCGTACATATTCTGGATCAGGATAATCTTTATTGAGAATATCCAACATCGTTAAGAATTTGGCTTCGCCATCTTCCTGCTTTGGCTTCTCCGGCTCTGGTCTGTTATGATTAAATTGTGCAAAACCTTCTTCTATGCGTTTATCGTTGTCGTTGTATTCGTATGCGTTAGGCTCGAACATCAAACGAAGGTCTTTCCACTTATGATTAGCGCAGGAATTATGTAAGCACTTAAAACCTATTGCACCATTGCCTGCTATCGTAATCATAGAATCCGGTGCCTTGTGATTCGCATCAAACGGACATTCTTTTAATACATACTTAAAGCCATCGTGGAATGAAACTTTATCTTTATATTGGATTCCGTATTTATCCATCCATGCTTCAATATCAAACGAATGTGGGTTATAATTATTCTGCGGTGTCGGCTTAATCGTTTCCTGCGGAAGTTCCGATGCGAGCTTTTCAAGGAATGCCTTATCAGTTACTTCCGGCACCCTTACATCTCCCAAAATCTTACTCATTCGATGTGGCCTAGCATCTGAACCGCTTCCCTTTTGTGCCAACGTTCCATAGAGTTTGCATATTCTGGAAGGGTTGAAATTAACAACATCTATTTTGATTTTCTCATCACTAAAGAGCATCGAAAGTGCTTCAAGGCACTTTTTAATCAGTTGTCGGTTCTCTTCATTATTCGCAAGGTTGATTCGATAAAGTAAATGGTAGCCATTGCCACTCATGGCCTGTATTGGTCTTTCAAATCCCAACTCGTGAAGATATGTTCCAACCTTAATTAGTTTCTGCTTTGCATATTCCAATTCTTCATCGGATGATGAAATCCCAGATGGTCTTACCGGATCAAGGTCAACGAATAACCACTTATAACCGTCAATATCTGCATCGGATGTGGTATTAACTCCACTCATAAAACGTTCTTGTTGGTCTCGCTCGTAAATCTCTGGCTTTAACTGATTAAGAGTGATATAAGCATTGCAACCTTGTAAGAAATTTTCTTCCAAGCCCTTAATCAGATTATCAACATCCTTAAAGTAGGCAGATGGCTGCATCTTTTTTTTGCCAATAATGCGAACCTCAAACGCATCTCCGTTCGGATAGAGTTGTGCAATGGCTTTTCGCACTTCTGTTTCATCAAAATATGGATTATTCATTGCCACTCACCCCCATCAACCGGCGGAGCCGAAGGTGCTTCTTTTTCATTCTCTTTCATTTTTATGTTATCTTTCTTTATTGTTTGTGTTCCGCCCGTTGTTCCGTCTGATGTTCCGTGGGTTGTTCCGAGGGTTGTTCCGTCAGTTGTTCCGTTAGTGTTTCGCACAAGTGCAAAATTGCTATAATTTACAAGGGTTAGAAGTGTCCCGTTTGGTGTTGCACAAATCGTAATCATTTTTGCTTTTTCTAACATTTTGATGTATCGATAAACGCGATTTCTGCTCCAATGCCATTTTTTAGCCAACTTAACGTAACTCGTCCAAGTCTGCCCTGCCTCGATTCGGATTACATCCTTATTAACTTTAATTTCTCTTGGTTCATGATTAACTGTTAAAAGTAAATCAACCCAAGCACTTCTATCATCAAATGGCTCTTCCGAAAGCCATATAAAATTGTTTTGTATATCTCGCCATAGCGGTATATACCCTTTTTTCTTATCAGCCATTTCATCCCCCTAATAATTGTGTTATCTGGTATCCGGTGTCTGCCTTGTCACAAAACACAATGTCTACTCCGTACTTATCGCGAATCGTACATAATGATTTGTAAAGGCTGCTCCCTTCCGTAGCATTCGGGGATGTTGGTTGCTTGTATGGGTGTCCGTCCTTCATGATCCATTCGCCATCATCTCTTCGTGGGTTATGCCAAAAGTAAACATCTGAAAGTTTCTCGATTCCCTCTCCATGTTCGCAAAGGATGATAAGTTTGATTCCTGCATCATTTGCCCGGATAAGCTCTTTCTTAAATCTTTCGTGTTGTTGACATACGTTTCCACAAATTTCAAGTAAATCCTTTTTGCGGTCTACCACGATTCGTGGGCGGTCAATGTTCATGTAATCGCCAACATACAGTTTGGAGCGGAAATAATCCACCCCTAAACTGTCAAATTGGCTTTGGATGCGCTCCCATTCTTTCTTGTGTTCCCTAGTGTCTACTTGAATGGTCATTTAGCACTCCTTACTAAAAAGGTATTTCCCCATTTGTTCCTTCCGGAATATCCAAGAAATCTTCTTTTCCTGCTCCGGCTCCTGCGCCCTGCTTCTTTAAGTATTTAGGGTTCGGAATCTTTGCGCCTTCCACCGCGGAATCTTCACAAAACCAACGGATTTCATTTCTCATTGATGTTTTTCCGTTGTATTCGTTCTCAACCGCTCCAAATACTCCACCGATTTTCTTTCCGGTAAACTGTTTAAAGAAATCGTTTCCCCATTGGCAGGTGGTACCGTTTGATCTCTCGAATGCAGTAATGAATCTCTTAAAATCCTTATTTACCTTTGATTTGTCCTCATAATCCTGTTCGAGGATGTACTTGCGACCATTAAAAGGCCATTTCTTTTCTGGGCGAACATCGGTATCAAAAAGGTTGCTAAAGTAACCCGGTTGTGAATCGTTCTTTGCGGTATCGAATAAAACAACCAACATCTTGCCGGCTTTGGAATCCTGTTCCGTTACCTGCTTGATAATAAGATGATGTCCCCCTTCTGTAATTTTTTCGAATGAGCCAACGTTAAGCTCATCAAATCCCTGTGGTTTTTCCATGATAAATACTCCTTTCCCACTATTTGTTTAAAAATTCCTGTAAGTTGTATATTCTATTGCGAGTAAGATATTGGCTTCCATGGTATTCATGAATGGTTCTCTTCTCGCCATTAGAATCGATAATTTCTATGCACACGCATAGGCTATTTGGTAATTCTTCGTATATATGAATGATGTCTCGCTTTCTTATAAGCTCGTTACATTCGCTGCAACAATTTCCATCATCATCAAAGAATGCCCTTTTGATTAACACAAATTCCATAATCAATAATCCTTTAATGCTTTAAGAACCGCGGTAATATCATTCGGAATCTCTTTCTCTTCGAATGCTCCAAGCGGTGTTTTGGCGGTTGAATTATTGGCCTGTGTTTCAAATAAATACTGACCGTCTACAACCTTTGACAAAAGAACCGTGGTAAACTTGGATTCCAAAACGATTTTGTTAAGTTTCTTTCCATTGGTTTTGATCCGCGTGAACACCAAGCCAGAATCGTCTCGCTCCGTGTCGGTGTGTGCGGTAAAGATGATGGTTAAATCATCCCTGTACTCCAAGGAATCGGAAATCAAATCCCATACGGAAGATGCAAGGTCTACCCACTTGTCGTAGCCTTTTTCTTTGCTCCTGCGCATCTCATCCGCAACCATAAGACCGTTTATTGTGTCAACGATAACTGTCTTAACGTGTTTATATTCTTCGCGCTCGTTAAGAATGTTTAAGGTGTTTTGCACTACCTGCACAAAATCGGTCTTTACATAGTTTTTGTTTTCCGCGTTGTAATCCTTACTCCACCCTTTCCATGAAAGCCCCTTCTTATCGCAATCGATATAAAAGGTGGTCTTTGGATCAAGGTTTCGCATCGATGTAGTCTTTCCGCTTCCGGATTCTCCCATTACGCATATTAACTTTGCCATGCTGCTATTCTCCTTTCATAATGTTTTCTGGAATACCCAAGAGCGAACCGATAACCGCTCTATCTAAAACCTTGTGATTTGCAACGTATTCCTGCGTACAAAACCACTTATATTTGAGGTTTTCCATTTCGATTTGCTGCTTAATGTATTTATCCTTTGGAATGGATACTTTTTCTTCTGATTTGAATAAGCTCATATAAAACTCCCTTCTTAAAAAACGATGTCTCCATCGATGGTTGTTAAATCTCCGCCATAATGTAAGACTTCCAATTCGTGACTTCTGGTAAGTATCTTTTCAACATATCCGTCATATTTGTAATTCTTTTGTCCGGAATAATGGCTCAAGGCTTCATCCACTTCACAATCAAAGCCGATTAGCATTTCACAAGCCTTTCGGATTTGCTTTTCTTCGGTGTCGTAGTCGTAACCCCACACCGCACCATTGATTTGGCAAATTCCATAACAACTTCCGTTTGTGGCGGACATCTGACCGGATGATTCTCTTTCGATAAGAGCCTCTAATAACTCCGGTTGTATTCCGTATTCTGCTCCCAATGATTCGCAAAGCTCTATTTGGCTTTGTGGTATCCAAGTATCCCCGTCATCTGCCTTAACAGGTAGACTAACGAACAGAAGAAACGGAATGATTAACAGTATCTTTTTCAATCTTTCTCACTTCCTTTCTCAAAACTTCCGCAAATGTTTCCGTACTTCTTAAAATCATTGATGCTTTGACCGGAGCTTTAACCCCTGCCATTGAAGTAACGATTGTGCCATCTGCTCTTTCGTGAATAATGTTCATGGATGTTCTCTCCTAATCTTTGCGATTACGTTTTCCTCTTCCTCTGGGATTGCCGGACATTTCAACCATTCAGCCCTGTCCGAGTGGGTAGGTGGCATTGATGCGGTTTTGTCTCCGTGCATTTCAAGGATGATTGTGTAGTCCAAATCAACCAATGCTCTCCCGGTGTATAACTTGTCCGCTTCAAATCCCGAATCCCGAAGGATTGCAATTATTTTGTGTTTCATTTTCCTTGCCTTTCTCGTTGCGTTATCGAAACTTTTAAGCCAAAAAAATATCCGCAGATAATTTATAAGTATCACACAAGATGCGAATCTGCGGAACTGTGAACTCCTGCTCTCCGGATAACTTAACCGAAAGTGTTTGTGGAGTAATATTTAATAACTCTGCCACTTCCTGCTTCTTGATACCGTTCTTTGCAAGGAAGGCCTTGAAATCTCCGTATGTTGCCATTCGTACTCTCCTTTCATACAAGATATTGTGTTTCTTTTTCGAAACTTCTCTTTCATTATAACCTTAAATCCTAACTTGTCAACAAAAAGTTTTTATTTAAAAACAAAAAAATTTATTTTATAATGATAGCGGAGGAAATTGTTATGTTTTCAGAGAGATTAAAAGAATTAAGAAACCAAAAATCACTCACATTAGAAGAAACCGCAAATGGGATTCGTACCTTAACAGGTGTTCCAATGACAAAAGGCCAACTATCCAAATATGAAAAAGGTTCGGAAAACTGTTCACTTTCCAATGCGGTTGCTATTGCGTTTTTCTTTGGTGTATCCGTGGATTATCTTCTGGGCTTATCAGATGAAGCAAAGATTCGCCAAATGGAAAGAATGATGGCTTATATTGAGAGATTAAAGGAATTAAAGAAATGAGAATTGCATTGTACGTTAGAGTGAGTTTACAAGTCCAAGTAGATAAGGGAAACTCTATCCCAGAACAGAAAAAACGATTACAAGCCTATTGTGAATCTCGCGGATGGGATAACTATGATTTCTTCGTTGATCCGGGACACTCTGGAAGTAATTTAGACCGCCCTGCCCTTCAAAAGTTAATTGCATCCGTGACAAATTATGACATGGTTTTGGTGTATAAGCTCGACCGATTGAGTAGAAACCAAAGAGACATCCTTTACCTAATCGAAGATGTATTCAAAGCAAACAACGTGGATTTCAACTCCATCACGGAGAACTTTGACACTTCTACCCCGGTGGGAAAGTTAATGCTTTCTATGATGGGTGCTTTTGCGGAATTGGAAAGGCAGCAGATAAACGAGCGAATGATGATGGGAAGAATCGCATC